ATCTTTGCCTTGTAGGCCCCCATAAACCATTGATACAAGAGCAGAATTTTGCGATCAACGGGAATGAGTGAGGAACCGTCAGTGGATTTCCTTTCTCAAGCCCGTCAACCGCAGCAGCAGCGTAAAGGTTCTCCTCCCTCTTGCCTCGTAGCAAGAAGGGGTAGTCCCTAAACTCCTTAACAAATCGCTTGACGATCTTCCTGTTTTCATCAACGGAAGATACATCAGGCAGATTGATCATCTTGGCTTTGACCACCTCGAATAGGTCACGTTTAGTGTCCTGTTCAAGGTTTTCAAGCCTTTCCTGGAAAAGGTAATACTTGGCCAACTTAGATTCAGGTACTAAGTAGCCCAAGGTTACCAACTTTTGCAAAACACCAGGCGGCCATTCGCTGTGCTCCTCGCGGGGAACAACGATTAGCCTCCTGATTGGATCATCTTTGGGAATTTCAAAGACTTCTACCATCGTCTCGGTGGCGAAGTGATTTGATTCTTTCAGGGTGCCACGGTAACCCGTGATATCCTGTCTTCCCTCAATAAATTCTTTCATGACACAGATGTAGTACTTGGCGTGCCAAGTTCTACTTCGCGAAATGATATTCAGCCATGATTCGACTGACCACTGTGGTGGTGGTTTCCCAACACCATTCACCTGCCTCGGTAGAAACAGAGGACGGTGGTCGTCAATCGTTGATAAACATATGTCCTGGAAAGCAGACGCCACCGAATAGATGGTGTGATGCGGTCCAGGATCACTTAGCTTGAAGTATTCCTGGTCATGACCCAACAGTGTAACTTTCCCTGTTGGATCAGACGAGAAATCAATCCTGTCTTTTTGCGTTCCTATACACACCCTGATCTTGGGGGTGTCTAGGTACGGCAATAGCAATGAATTTTTGAACCGATTTCCCCACTTCGTACTGTTTATGTTCGAAGTCGGGATATGGAACCATTCCTCAGCGTATGTCCCCCAATCTGTCGTAATCACGTCATCTTGGGGGGACGCTTCATATCCTAGAGCAACTGCTGCTTCTAGGTGATACTTCCCGTAATCGGGATGGTCACTGAACGCCGCGGTGTCGTCACCGTTTCCTTCCTCGCGAGAAAGGCAGCCCGTTTTGTACCGGGCGTACCTGTCTGCGATTGGATGAGCGAGCGACAAGTTCGTCTTTGTCAGTGGATCACCCATTGGTATACCGTTAACCAGTGTACCGACGCACTTTCCTCTCAACATCAGTTTCTTTGGACCTAACCAATACCTCTTGACAACGTCAAGAGAGTACTGGTCCAGTCCAGCTTTTTCCAATAATCGCCCAGTCACTCT